GGCAAGGCAACCTCACGCAAACTGGGGTGCTCGTGGTAAACATCATCCTTCATACCATCCACGACTGCAGCGTGGCCAAACTTCTCAAGATTGACAACAACTGGCAGGCGCTGCACCTTAGAAAGCATAGAAATATACTTTGCTTCATCTGCTCGGGTCAGTCCATACAAGACCTCCACCATGCGATACGTCTCATCGCTAGAAGTGTGGATCTTAGCTGCGTGCGCATTGTGGTACTTGCTGCGCAACAACTCTTTTGTAAACACCTCCTGGCCCGACGTAAATCGGGTGAGCTCCAGGATGCGTTGCCACATTGGCCCAACAAACGGTACAAAAGATACGTCTCTTTGCTTGCCTAGTGCGTCCGCCCGTAGCATACGCTCAACGGGCACACCAGGTGCAGAATCTACATACCAGCCCGCTTTAGCCAAAGCACGGCCAATGCCCGGCGCTAAAACACAGCCATCCTCAGTCGGGTAAAACCTCGACGAGCAGAAGGAGGCGTAGAATTTAGCGTCAGGACAGTCCCACACCTTGGGCTCAAGTTCCAATCCAAGAGCTTTGAGGAGTGAGACTAGGTCGGCGGCAAAACCAGCACGGCGTAGAACAGAAACAGGGAGGGTGAGAAGATTGTCATCACCCAATGCCATCATCGAGGCATGGTGCTTGTCAAAATACGACCGAGCATCCCCTGGACGCTCAGCAGTGTCGCCCATATCGAGCACTGCTAAGCAAAAGGTGACGGCCAGAACCTGGAGAAGAGTATTCCCACACGAGGTCTGGTGATCACCAGAATGGCGGCCACCGTCAATGGAATAGGTGTTTTTCCACTTGTCACGACCACGAGTGTAAATACCATCCAAAAGAGCAGTGTACACACGTTGTGTGCATCCTGACCACCTAAAAATGTCCGCTTCCAATTCCAAAAACATACGATGGAGTGTTGAATCGAACCTAGAGAAATCACCCTCGAGAAACCCATAATCAGGGCATAACTCGAGTGAACGCGCGAAAGTGTTGCCAATATCCTCAGCAGTGGCGCCCGAAGTATACTTGGGGCCAACGCCGTTGGACACTGACCACACCTTGGCCAAATGGACAGAAAAGGCTTTGCAGAATGGTCCGGCAATCACATTCCTGTGAACCGTACCAGCCTGAATACCGCGAGGAGCCATCTTCAGAACACCCTCGGGGGTG